GGACCACGCCTAAGAATCAAAAGGCAGCAATCATCATGGGTGCTTTGTCTGACATATTCAGAGGACAAGACCCAACGCAGAATACGATCCTTAGACAGCAACAAATGGTGGCTATGCAAGAAAGAGCCAAAAAAGAAAGAGCATTGGCAAAATCTATGCGCGGTGAAACACTTACAGAAACAGATTTAATTGATCTTTTTGGCACAGAAGGATATTTACAAGGTGAACGCATAAGGATAGAAAATGAAAAAGGTTCAAATGACACTTCACTTATGCAAAACACTAATTTTATTTCTGGTCTGTACGAAACAAGAGATAAATATCCTGAAGGGAGTAAGGGTTATAATGATTTAACTATTGCAATCAGAAACGCCGAGGCTGGTATTGGTGCATATAAATACGATCCGCAAAGACAAGCTGAAATTGTCAGTTCTGAGACTTCAGCAGAGCAAGGATTTCTTGGTGAACAGCCATTAACAAAAGCACAACTCAAATCAGACGAGGCTTTTGGACAATGGTACACGAATGAATGGTTATTGAAGGGCGGTGGAAGCACTGAGCAGACATATTTGGAAAATTTAAAAGGTGTCAGAGATGTTTTGGTTGATGCTGAAAAATCAGGAGAAAGCATCTCAGGCATAAGCGAAGGTATTTTGACTAAATACCCAGCAGCCAACGCATATTTCAATGAAGAAGGTGCTATTGCACAAGACAGGATTGCTTCTGTTGCACAGTTGAGTTTGAAAGCAATATTGGGTGGTCAGTTCTCAGAAAGAGAGGGTGAGCTATTGATACAAAGAGCATACAACCCATTATTAAGCGAAGCTGAAAACATTGAAAGACTGACACAGCTCATCAATAGAATAGAAAAAGCAGAAAACTACAAAGCTGCTGCCGCTAAATACTATGAAGATAAAGGCACGATTGCTGGATTAAAAGTTCAAAAATATGATGAAGAAGATTTCCGAAGCGATATTGAAGATTTTTATAGACAAGATATGAAACTGTTAAGCGATGATGCCCTTGAGCAAGAGTTTCTGAACACAGATGCAAGCTCAATTTACTTTAAAATTCTCGAAGAAGAAGTAAGAAAAAGAAATCAATGAAAAGCCTAGAAGAGTTAAGGAAGCTAAAAGAAGGCGGCAACGCCCCTATAAGCACGCCTGGCAATGTGGGTGGAGTAAGAGACTATGCGCGCGCTACATTGGGTCAAGGACTGGCTTTTGGTTTTGGTGATGAAGCAGAAGCGTTCGTTAAATCATTGGTAAGCGATAGAGAATACGATGATATCGTGCAAGAGGTTAGGGCTGACATAAACAGATTCAGAGAAGAACAACCCGTTGCAGCTTATGGTTCTGAAATAAGTGGTGCGATACTTCCAGCCATTTTATCAGGCGGCACAACACTTGCGGCAAGAGGCGGTCTAGCTGGCGCACAAACCGCTGCAAAAACAATAAAACCCGTCACTAGCGCAATCAGAGCAAATCCAGTCAAATCTGCTACAGCTCAAGGCACACTATATGGTGCTGGCACAAGCGAAGGAAATGTTGTTGAGCGTTTACCTGGTGCGGCAACTGGCGCAGTTCTAAGTGGTACAGTCGGCGGTATTGCAAACAAAGTATTGCCAAAGGTCACGCCAAAAGCTAGAACACTTTTAGATCAAGATGTTCCACTAACGCCTGGACAAGCCATGGGCGGAGAAGGCGGTGGCATTATTGGCTCTGGTTTGAAATTGGCTGAAGAAGGTTTGACAAGTTTCCCAGCCACAGGTGCAAATGCAGCATTGAGGCGTGGTCAAGAATCTTTTAATAAGTTGAGCTTCAAAAAAGCTGTTGATGGCATTAAAGGAATTGATGTTGATTTTAACTTGCCCGTGAATAGTTTGTATAAGAATGTTCAATCACAACTCAGCAAAAAATACGATGAGGTTGTGCCAAACTTAAAAATTCCTAACATACAATCTGTCAGAAAAAACATTTTGAACGAATTAAACAGTTCTGGCCTTGATTTTAAACAGCGTTCTAAAATCGTAAATCGCTATTTGAAACCCCTTGAGAACAGAAATCAACTCAAAGGCGAAGAAGTGCAAAAGCTGTTGCAAAAGATTAAAAGAGATATAAGAACTGGGCAGAAGTCAGACAAAGTTGAAGTAATTGATGAATCAGAGGTTCTTAAAATAGTACAAAACATCTTCAAATCCAACACATCTGGTATTAAACAACTCAATCAAATTGATAATGCTTATAATCAGGTACAAATACTTGGTGAAGCTACAATAAAATCAGCAGATGATTTATTCACGCCAGTACAATTAAGGGCGGCAATAAAAGGTTCGGATCAATCAAGAAACAAAATTCAGTTCAAAAGAGGCGATGCAAAATTACAAGACCTTGCTGCAACTGGTCAAGACACTGTTGCTCGTATATTGGGTGATTCAGGAACGGCAACAAGAGGCTTAACTGGTGCAGCACTATTGGGCGGAACACCGACTGTTGGTGGCGCACCAGGGGCATTAGCATTAGCAACATACTTGGGTCTGTTGCAAAATCCCGCAACAAATGTTGCACTGAGGAAAGGTATTGATTTAACGAGTCAAGGAATAGAGAAAACAGTTCCATATTTAAGTGGTCAAGCAAGCGACCCAATTATGGGATTGTTAGGTTATTAAACCAACACCAACATAATCGTCTGAATCACCAGCCCATAAAAAACCACACGAAACATAAACTTGTATCGTTCGATTTCAGATAATAAATTTTCGCGTTCCTTTTGGCTCACTTGGATTCATAATTGGGGGTTTTAGTGAAGTTAGAATCATTCTAAAAAAAAATATAACTTTATTCAAAATTATTTAAAATATCTATTATTTTCAGATAGCCCTGAATGTCGTCTTGGGTGTCAACTTTGTCTGGCTTGTTATACAAACGCACTGATTTAAATAACACCATCATCGTTGCTGCTTGTTCGGGTGTAATGTCCACATCAAGCACCCCACTCCACACTTTCGCCAACTGGCGCATAAATCGTCTTGGATGTCCGTATTCGAGTCCTTTGGTGTGGATCAGCTCATCGACTTGAAATTCATTTTGAATCATTACGCTTCCTCATTAAACAAATCGGCTTCTGCTTGTCTGCGCCTGGTTAATCCTTCCAGCTCTGTCAGCTCACCTTTGACTCTGGCTTTGTTCCAACGATTGATTTGTTCTGGCACATCTTGATATCTGCCCTCATTCAATCGTTTTAACAATGTGCTACTGGCAAAGTTTGTTGGCCCTAAGTTGTAAACAAAAGAAACCAAAGCTGCATGTTGGTTCTCGTTCAATGGCACATTCACCATTTGATCGACATAGCCTTCGTATTCTCGCAACTCTTTATCAAGCATTGCCGTTGCAAACTGCTCAGTAATCGAGTCGCCTTCTTTAACGCCCTTGGTATGCCCATAGCCAATCGTGAGTACATCGGCAGCATCTCGATAAGCATTGGTTTCTAATCCTTCAAATTGTTTTATGAGGTTGAGTCCTCTGTTGTTGATTTTGGTCATGTTGACTCCAATTAAGATAATCGCTATGAGAGCGAGAATAAATTTAAGACTCAATCGTCTTGGTTTCAGTAATGATTTGAGGTGTTTCTTCATCGCGTTTTGCAAACTCTTGTTGTAATCGATCCGTTAAAAGGTTTATGTTCAGAGTCAATGATTGCCTCAACAGTCCTTGCTTATGCGTTTCGTCATGTGAACGCAATGCTTCATGGATGTTTTTAAGGTCATTTACCAAATCCCTTTCAGCATCGCTCAGATCGCTTTCAGGTATCTCAACTTCATTGCCCTCTGCGTTCTCATACTTGATGACTGGTATCGGTTCTTCGGTTGCTTCGTTTTTTACTTCTTCGTTCATTGTTGTTCCTTATTTAATAGTTGTAATTTTTTGTGGCTTTTTCCCATGCATCGACTGCAACAGCCATACAGAGATTGCTGCCTTCTTTGATGCCCTTGACAAACCAATCAGTGAACTCGCCTTTGTTTTCTTCAAACCAGGATATGAACTCAGGATCGGTTTTCTTTTTGTGAACGCCCTCAACGTAAGGTCTGGTTGGGTTTAGTTTGTATTCATTCTTCATAATTGCCCCAAGGCTGTTTGCCTCTGTTTTTGTGATATCGTTCTGCCAAGAATTGACGACAAACCCTGTAATATCGAAATAAATTTTTATATGGTTTTTGTCCGTGCCGATGTCTTTCTAAGTCGTTTTCATCTTTCTTCATCATCACATAATTTTTAAAACCAGGATCAAGCTGCATCATTCTTTACCGCCTATTCGTATCTGACCATTCAGATCAAAATGTATCTCGCCCATCTTTGCCAAAAGCTGTAAGCGCGGATAAATTGCACCGCGACTCTTGCCAATCTCATCGGCAATCTGATGTTGGGTTGGGGTAAAGCCATATCGCTTATAATGTTTTTTTATTACCTCAAGTGTTTCAATGGCGTTTCTTTGTCGCCTGTTTTCAATCGATGTCGTCATTTTGAATCTCCTTGATTGTGAGGGTTTTGTTTCGCACAACACGCGCTTCTGTGGCGGGTATGACTTTGGTGACTTCTGGCTTTGCTTTGTATCGCCTAGAACCCCATTTGATCTGAAACTGGCCCGTGACTGCATGATCGTTCTCTTGCATAAGCGTTTTGATCTCAGTCTCTCTGTCATCAATGATTTGTTTTGCGTTCTCAATGATTCGCTTTGAGGCTTGTATGTCCTCAACCTTCATTGCGATCTCGTCTGGAAGCTCAACCAATTTATCCACCGACTCTGACCAAATGATATTGGCATCGATGCTGTTCTCTGGCTCAAAGT